GATTTTGTTATATAAGAAGCAATCCATACTTGTTCCATTGTTATAGGCACATTATAAGTCTTGCTTTGTATTAATGTTTCTCCACCATATCTATCTACATTTGTTGTATTTATATTTTGGTTTGTTAAAGTTTCTTCTGCAACATTATCTATTCTTGTATGTTTTGTCCATCCATTTGTATTAAATCTACTTCCATTATTTACGATATAAGTATTTACTTGTACCGTAATTCCACCTTGTTCGTTTATAGTGTCCCATACTAATACATTTCCATAAAATCCATAATTTGCTTGACTAGATTGTCCGTTTATTCTTGTAGCAATAACCGCCATTAATTACCACCCCCAACATAAAAACCTGCCGTTCTTTTTTTACCATTTTTTGTTATAATTTCTGTTCTATGTACACCTATTGTTGCTTGTTGGCTTTCAAGTGTTGGTATTCTTGCAACTGTTCTTTTTTCAACATCATCATAACCAATAAATAATTGTTCTTTACCACCACTTGTTATAACTTGGTTTCTATCAGTAATTAAGTTTTTAAAATCTTCACCTTTTGATATTCCTAAACCTTGTTCATCAAATGTATAACCTGTTGTTGTTTTAACTTTTGTTACACCATTTTCTAATTGTTCATTAATTATATTTATTTGTTGTGATGTTGAACTTTGTAATGTTTGTACTTGATTTGATATTGTGTTAATAGCATTACCATTGCTATCTAATGTTGTTTGCATCTCTGCTACATTTTGTTGAATACCACTATTAGATATTTGTATTTGTGATATTGTTTCAGTTTTAGTGTAATAATTAGACATTTCACTTCTAGGAACAAAAGTATTATTTAAAGTTGTATCTCTATAATATTCAATTTCAAGTAAAGGTTGTAAATCGTTAGGTGTTAAAGTGATATGTGTTAAGTTCTTATATAAAGGTAAAGTCATTAAATTGTTAAGTTGTTCTAACAAAGTTTCATCAGTAATCTCTGTATCAGTAGAAGTGTCTAGTACATAGTAGACATCAGTATTATGTGTTGATAACCAAGTTTTAAAAGTGTTTACATCACTTGTATCATATAATATCCATAAATTATAAGAGTTCCAAAAAATAGTTCCATAAGTATTATCAGTTTTATAAATAAAATAATTTGATAATATGTTTACACACTCTTGCATAGTTTGTTCTAACTTAAATCTATTATTGTTATTACTTGCTTTTGCATAAATCCAATTTTCACTACCATCTAAAACAACTTTCCCTATCTCTTTATGTAAATACCATATATTGTTTGATTTGTATATGTAATCTTGATATGTGCTTATTTTGTTTAGTTCTATATCTCCTAAACTAATTAATTGGCTATTGCCTGTATAGGCTTCGTAAGTAGTATCAATATCACTTATTATTGCATATTCAATATATCCTGTTCCTATATTTGCTCCTACCCATACTCTTAAATAATATGTTTCTTGTGAAGATGTAAATGTATATTCAGTTTCACTTGTCATATTGTTTACTACTGTTGTTCCTGTTTTATCACTACATATTCTAACATTTATTAGTGGTGTTCCTGTTGTATTTGCAAACTTACTTTTTATTTTATATGTTTTACCTATTGTTGTTTTAAAAGAATAATAATAACCTGCTTGTGAATATTGTTGAGGTAAACTATTTACTGAATAATCAACTCTATTTTTCGTTGTATCATAAGTTGAAGTTATATCAGGGTTGTTTAATGCTTGTATATAAACATTATCACTTGAAACATTTAACAAATTCTTCCCACATATCTCTATTGTATTATCTCCACTTACTACGTGGACTTGTTGTGGACTACTTGGTGTTGGTGTTCCACTTTGTGAAGTGTTGCCATACATCTTAAAATCTATTAATGGCTCATCTAACGCATCTTCTAAATCAAAGTATTCGCCTTGTTTTATTGATGTAGGAGTAGATAACTCGTCGTTTATATCTAATATATCTGCCGTATTTGTTGCTATTTGCTCTGCTTGTAATGTAATTGTGTTTTCAATTGCGTTTACTTCTGTTTTTAATCTTCTTACTTGTACTTCTTCATTGCCACCTAAAACATTTGTTGTTACTTCTTGTTGCTTAGTAGGTATTTTAGTTTCTACTTTTGACATTATTGTCATTGCGTAAGTTATTGTATTGTTATTATATGTATAATATGTTTCGTTGCCTAGCGTATATTGTATTATATCCCAAGCATCTAAACTTATATCTCCATAATTATCACATTTTAAAGACCATATTTGCAAGTCTTTAACTGCATTATATACATTCTCTACTACATTTGTATCTATTATAAATGGATTGTCTTGCCTTAAAAACAATGTGTTTTTTGTATCAGTTCCATAAGTATAATTTCTTATTGCATCAAAGAAAGTTACCTGAGATATTTCAAATTTTTCTCCCAACTCCCAAGACGCACTCTTTAGGGCATCAATTGTAACGGCTGCTTGAGATTTGATGGGCACTAAGGTCAATTGCCCTAGCCTATCCATTTTTGCGTTACAGCCCTTTATTTCGGCTATATAACTAATCCATCTTTTCCCACTTACTGTACTATCATAAGTTCCTATCTCAACATTACCATTTATACTTGGATAACTTCCTAATGTAACTCCATAATGATTACATATCCATTGTAATAAATTATCTATTGTTATTTTGTTATCTACAAACGCAGAAGAATAATCTAAGTTGGTTGCAAACTTAATAGCATAGTCTAAACATACTATTTTCGCAGATTGATAATAATTCTCTGGTGATTCATCTATTACATATTTACCAATTGGGACTTCTATATCAGTTCCTTCTACATTTTGGCTTATATATAACTCTACATTTGTTCCACTTGTTGTGTCTATTCCATCTAAATTTTTAAATTCTATTGTTAGTTGTTGAGATATAAATGTTCCTATATAAAAAGTTTCGCTATTACTATCAATAATAGGAGAAGAAATAGTGATAGATGCTATTTGAGATATTGGTATTGTGTCCTCACCTATTATTAATCTGCAACTATATAGAGATTCTCCGCTATAACATTGCTCTCTAAATGCTGCACTAACATTATATGCCATAATCTATCACTACTCCTCTACTAATGTTACTGTAAATGCTTGTTCTATTGCTCTCCAATTATTATTACTATCTTTTACTACTCTAAAAGTATTAAATTGCTTATCACTAGCATAAACTTTATGCGTTGTTCTTGCCCCTGTTGTTATTTGATTGTAATCGTTTATATTTTGACTAACTCCCGTTGTTGCATAAGAAGAATTGTATATTGTACCGTTTGCGGTATTATACCAATAAGTATTATTGTCTGTTTTGCCTTGCAATTTCCAATAACCATTTCCATCAACTGTATGTGTTCTTTGTTTTTTATCTATTAATTCTATATAAACCCAATCATTACTTATTGCATTTAATATAAAGGCTAAATCTGTATCGCTTAATACCGAATAACCTAATTCTATATCGTAAACATCGTGCCTTACTCTATTTCTATGAGTATAACCTTGCAAATCAGTAAAAGGGTCTTTGTCAACATCGTGCAATGTTACTCCGATAGAAGATGGAGTAGGAAAGTCTTTTAACGAATTTGTTGCATTACCAACTTTTATATAATTCTCGTATTTATTATAATCAGTTACTTGCATTTTCTTCTCCTCCTACTCCTATTATAACCCATATTGTCTATTTCGTGAAATTTGCTTAAATTTTATGAAGTCCATCATACCTTCTGCATCGCCTTGTGCAATTATATTTACATTTGTATCTTGCTTATTTGCAGCCATTCCTCTTGCTACGGCTATTGTCATTTGGTCTAATATTTGGTCGTTATTCATTACTGCTGTTGAGTTTCCTATTCTACCAACCAATTCTGGACCTTTTTCTCTTGCTACAAACAACTCTCCATAAGATGGGAAACCACCATTTGCGTAAGTTTTCATTGGTCTCCATACTCCATTTGAATATAATCCACCATCTGCTTTTGGAGTAAATTGAAGCATTGCTGATAGTGAAGCCCCTACTCCTTTAGCCCAAGATGATAAAGTGCTATACGAAGGTTTTTCTAGTGTTGGTGTAATGTGTATTTGTGGGAAATTAGAATTTATACCTTGTTGTAAATTTGTTGACATTTGCCAACCATAAGAAGTCATTTTGTCTATTACTTGTTGTTGCATATCAGCAGGTAATTGATTTAAAGCAACCATAAAGCCTTGTTCACTTGTCTCTGCCATTTGCCTCCAAGCATCAACCATTTCTGGAGTAATTTCTCCTGACATCTCAACTCCTGCTTTAAACATTTCAAGGAATTGGTTTATTTGCCTATTAACAAATTCTTTTTCAGAATCATTTAAGTCACTATAATTTTTGTTCATTTCTTTCAAGTTTTGCTCCCAGTAACTTGCTGATATTCTTGCTTGTGCTACATAACTGTCTGACAATCCTTCTGTTATATCGCTATATGTTTCTTGAACTTTTTTCTCATATTTTTCAATAGCATCGCTATTACCTTGAATAATTGCAGTTGTTAATCCTTCATAGTTTGCAACTGCTTCTTGATTTTTTCTAATGTTTTCGTTTGCTTCTTGTACTTGCCTATCTGCTTCTTTTAATTTTTCTATTCTTTCTGATTCAGATAAAGATGTGTCATCCATAATGGATTTTCTTTGTGCTAAAGCATTGTTTAGTTCATCTTCTGCTTTTGCTTGATTTTTTATAGCAATTTCATATTTTTCTTCAGCCATCCTTACATAGATTTTGTCTTTTTCTTGCTTAATAGTTTCTTTGATTTTTTTGATTTGGTCGTCATAGCCTTGTATAACATTACCAATCATTTTCATTTCAGTTCCATAAGCCTTATTTAATCTTTCAATGATAAATGTTGCTCTTTCTTCATAACCTGCCTTAACTCGACCATTTGCATCTACTATTTTATCTAATTCAGCAACAAGATTTTCACCTATTATTGCTTTTGTCATATCTTGACTTGCATTTTTCTCTACTTGGTCGTATTGTTCCTGTAAACTTTCAGTAAATTCGTTAAGTTTTGCTCCGCTTGATTCGAGCATTTCTGCCCAAACATCTTGTCTTTCTATTTCTCCAAACCAAGCCTCTCCTAATAAGGTTATATATCCTATTAATCCACCTATTGCTGCTCCCCACGGACCAAATGCTGCACCACCTGCCATAGCGGCACCAGTAACAGTTGCAAGTCCTCCTGTAACCGCTTCTAAAGTGTTGCCTAAATCAGCACCATTTGCTTTCATTTTTGCTAAAGCATCGTTAAATCCAGCCTTTCCTCCTATTGCTACTGTAATTCCAGTTAAGGCAACCCCTAATTTTTCCACAGGCTTTGCATTATCGGCAAAAGTTTTAAATCCTGATTTAAGACCGTGTTCTCCTAAAACTTTTAAAAGTTCTTGCGTTGAATCTAGCATAAATGTTAATGCTTTTTTACCTAAAGTTGCAACTTTACTTAATAATGGAAGAAATGGTTGTAATACAACAGTTAATAATCCTTTACCAAGACTAAATAATGTTTGAACTCCTTTTACAAGCCCTAAACTTACAATCCAACTTAATGGATTCTTAAAATCAAATATTGTTTCTAATATATTTTCAATTGTTGTTCCTATACCTTGATATTCCCAACTTATATCTCCAGTTAATGGGTCCACTATTTTTGTAAAGCCTAGCCATTCCATTATACTGTCTCTAATTTCTGCTGCTTTATTGCTAATTGAATCTAAATGAAGGTCATAATCAGTTAATTTTGATAAAAGGTCTGCATCAATGGCACCTAAACCACCAATGCCTCCGCCTCCACCAACAGAGCCTCTCCCTCCACCACCACTTGTTGATGTTGGAGTTTTTATTACATTTAATTTATCAAATCCCCTTAAACTCTTTTGTGCTTCTTTTGCTGCTTTCCCAGCCTTTGTTGCACTTGTTCCTATATTGTCAAAACCATCTGCAACATCGCCTACATCTACTGCAATAGTTCCAAATTCTTCAGCAAACGAACCAGCATCTATTCCAAATAATGATAATACAGCGTTTATTAATACATTTATAGCCATTAAAACGCCATTTACAAGAGGTATTACTGTTTTAAGTATTGGTATTAAGAATCCACCTAAAAGTCTTCCTGTTTCACTTATTTGGCTTTTAAAGATTTCATATTGGTTTGCTACACTATTTACTGTTTTAGATAAATCTCCGTTGGCTGATGACATTTGCTTTGCCATCGTAATATACATTAATATTGATTTTTCTGCTCTTGACATTTCATCAATGGTTTTCTCTATACCCATATTTAATGCTTGTTGTTGCAATCCTGCCTCTGTTATATCTATACCATATTTTCTTACTGCTTGAGTTCTACCAGCCATTGCAGATGTAAAGTTTTTTGTAACTGTATCTAGCGAAAATCCTGTTATTGATTTTGTATCTATTGCTAATTTTAACAAGTTTTCAGCCAACATATTAGCAACTTTATCATCCATATCTAAAGCATTACCTAATTGCCTAAACATTGCTAATGTTTGAGTTAATTGGGCTGGGTCATATCCAACTGTTCTTTCTAATGTATCTAATAGTTTTAATCCACTTTCAGCAGAATTGTTATATGCTTGGTCTAAAAAGTTTAAACTTTCAATATATTCTGATTGTTTTGATGCCGCTTTATTCATCATATCTATTGAGTTTTTTATAGTTCCAATCCATCCAATTAAGCCTGTTCCTTTAGCAAGGCTTTTAAAATCACTAAAAGCGTTTTTAACTCTATCAGCACCATCACCCATTTTTTCTAATTCTGGATAAGATTTTTTAACCTCGCTATTAAAATCTTTAACAGCATTTTTAGCCTCTTGAATATTATGTTTAAGTTTTAATCCTATATCTGCCATATTTTAGAGTTTCCTCCTTTCTATTTTAATCTAGCCCATCTATTAAATTCTTGTTGAATTAATAGATTTTTTTCTTCTACTGTTAATTTCTTGTTGCCTTCATCCGTTTTTTCTTGCGTAAACATTTCGTTATATTGAGGATATTCTGCTTGTTGATTTTTTCCAAATGTTCTTGCAATTGCCAATTGAGTACCAACACTTTGCGTATTTCCATTAAGCCACGCATTATATTTAGTATCTTCAGCATCATATTCTTTTTTCTTTAAATAAAAAGTTCGATATGCCCAATACAATTGGGGGTCATTTTCCCAAAAGTCTGTACTAGACATACCGAACATTATAGCACTTGGAAATAACTCGTTAAAATAAAATTCAGTCAAGTTACTATATTCAACCTTTTCTTCATTTTGTTCTATTTCGTTGGTCTTAGTGCTGGTAATTTTTTTGTTGATTCATTTGTTACTCTGTCTGTATTTGCATCATCAACCATTTGGTCTTCTAATGCAATTACTTGACTTCTTCCATACTCTTCACAAGCCTTATCGAAAAGTTTTTCTGCCTCTTCTAAAGATAATTTGTGATTTGTATATAGTAAAATCCAAAACATCTTTTTATATGTCTTTAAAGTGCTTTCTTCACTTTTTATAAGCGTTTCAGCATCTTCAAATGGATTTGTATCGTCATTAATAACTTCTTCTTCGTTATTATTGATTTTATTATACAATTCTCTTAACTTCCATACTTCTTCGTTTTCTCTTCTACTATACTTTTCCCAAGCAAGTATTCCTGTTCTATTCAAGAACAATGTATATTCCTTGCCACCAATTTCAATTACTTCTTGACTAAATTCTTTCATTTTTAATTATCTCCTTTTCTTTTTATATTATCACTATGCAGATGTAACTGTTACATTGATAGTTCTATATGAAGTTGCTTCTCCAGTTTTTGAAGTTACAAGTTCAATAGTTGTATTACCTGCTGCAACACCAGTAATAGTTAATTTATTACTTGAATAACTAGCAGTTGCAATACTTGTTGATTTAGAAGTTGCTGCAACTGTTGCTCCTACTGAAGTTTCAACTGGTATAATTGTACTTCCAGTTCCAATTAATGATATATCATTTAATGGTGAAGTAATAATTGCAGTTTCTTTTACAAGGTCTCTAACATCATTTACAGGTGTTTCGTCTGCATTTGTAACTGTGATGTAAATTTCTCCTTGTTCAATTCCATTTACTTCTACACCAGTTCTACCATATACCATAGTTCCAGTAAATTTTTCTCCAGTCATATCAGCATTAACTTCCATAAATGCTAATTGTTTTCCTTTGAATTTATTTAATTGGATTATATTATCTCTATGATAGTTAAATGTATAAGTTTTTTGGTCGTTAGTTTGCAATCCTTCAACTTGAGTAACTGCGTTGTCAGTTAAAACAGTTTTTTCAACTGTTGCTGGGGCAGTTCTTGTTGCTGGTAAGTTAGTTGTTGGAATTAACAACATATACTTTCCATCAGTATCTTGTACTGTTAAACAAGCCCCTTTTGATAAAATACCTTTATCTGTATAATATCTTGCCATTTTTATATTTCCTCCTATCTATTTTTTTTAAAAGAATAAACTATTATTCCAACTTGCAAGATTCCCCGTAAATATCATTTCTTGCCTTAGAATAGATTTATCAATATTATCTGTTCTTCTGCTACTATTTCTATTAAAACCTATTTGATTAAAGAAATCATAAGTTAGTTTCTTCATCTCATCCATAATTTGATTTTCTTGATACTTAGTACCATCTATTGTAACAGGTTTTACATAAATGCTAACTCTATAAGATAATTTTGATACACTTTCCATTCTATTAGTAGTCTTACCTACCATATTATCTGAATTGTTAATTTCTCTCATAATAATGGTTGGAAATTTAGCAAGTGAATTAGGAATATGAGGAACTATCAATAGAGTGTCGCTAAACCTTGATTTACTTAGCATATATTCTTTATATTCTAAAAACAAATCGTTTTCTATCATACATTCCCTCCCATCAACTTATCTATATATTCATCTACCCATTCTTCTAAATGCTCTTTAACATATTCTGACAATTGATAATATATGTATCTTCCCTCTTGACCCATTGTTGGTGTTGGGAAGTTTGAATAACTTTCATTATTCCATTCCCATCCATCTTTGTAATCTCTATTAGGGTTTGCCATATATTCCCATTCATCACCTGTATGTTTTGAACTTTCAGCACCTACAAGACCTGTTCCATATTCAATTAATTCCGCCAAAGACAATTTATCTGGATAAAATTCTTTACCATAATCATTTAGCCAAGTATCTTGACTTGCTATATCTATTTCAGAATTATTGTATAAATAAATATAATCTTTCCCCATTTCATCGTGGTTTCCAGCCTTATATTCATCGCCTCGTTGGTCTCCATCGACATCTTCATAAAACATCAAATCTTCTAGTTTCTTTTTGCATTTATCCATTAAGAATTTATTAAAGTCGTCAGCATCTAACTTATCGCCTATCTTTTCTAAGACTTTTTGTAATTTACTAACTCCTTCTTCAGATAATTCTATTTCGTAAGTCTTACTCATTTATTTTCTTATCATCTTTTACAAGTGGTTTATTTTCGATTATCTTTTTTTCTTCTTTTACTATTTCCCAACCAATCATTTCATAATTTGAAACTAAATCGTTTGGAACATTTTTTTCGATGTATTTACCATCTTCATTTTTAATTTTCATTTTAGTTTCTTCCATATTTCCTCCTTAAATTCCACCATCTTCTTCAATATCACCTAAATCAGTATCTATTGTTGGTTCTGTTGGTGGGATTGAAGTCGAAATTATTTGGTCTTTTATTATTTTTGATATATACACCCTAATTGAAGTATTTTGGTTTCTAACACCTATTATACTATAATCAGCGTTTTCTCCATTAATTCCTTCATTTTCAGGGGTTGTATCAACATAAACTAAGTCAAATTCATTGAATTTACCTAGATATTTCTTTTTTTCAGTAATAGATATTACTCTTGTACTACTAACCTTTTCCCCAAACTCCATTATGTCGCTCGTCTCACTTAATGTTTGTACATTAAGAAAGTATTTTTGAGGAGTATCGTAATTTTTTATTTGATTACCATATTCATCAAAAGTGTCGTCTAAGCGTTTTGCAATATAAATTCTTGATTTAACTTTATGTATTGGTTGACTATTAACATTATACATCTTCTTCTTCTTCTTTCTTTTTTGGAACTCCTACTTTTGATGTTATCTTGTTCATTAATGAATTTGATAAACCATCACTTAATTTAGTCCAAGACAATGAGTTTTCAGAATAATTTGTAATTCCTTGCTTATCAGCCATATTGTAAAGTTCTACACAACATCTTAATTGCCATCCATAATATTGAGTTGGTACTTCTAAGTCAGTAAAATCATCAAAAGGGTATAATGTTTCAAGTAGAATATCTTTACTATCATCTAACAAGTCATTAAGTACATCCTCATAATTTTCAGTTGTTTCAAAAACATCTTCATCATAAGGTATTTTCTTTTTTAATTTTGTTAGTTGTGGATTTTCTTCTTCAGAAGTTTCTTCCTCTTGTAAAATTTCTTCTTCCATCATTACACCCTCTTTCTAATTTTAATTATCCTCTTGAGATTATTCTTGCAACAGGTATTAACTTATCACTAACATAAGTTGGAGTGTCGTTGTCTCCATCGTTTGCTAATTCCCAGTTAGAACCAGTAGCAAAGTTTGCATTTGTTGGTGATACTGCACCAGTTCCTTTATATGAAATATATTTAGGAACTATCATTTCTCTTACACGAGTGATAAGGTCAGTTTTACCACCTTTTAATCTAGCATCACGATAGATTTCACTTGGTACTTTAGCACCAATGTTTTCGTGTTCGAAGAATCCTTTTTGGAATACATAAGTTACATACTTAGTTCCAGCAACTACATAGTCGTTTGCTGCTACATCAGCAGGATAGAAATCACTTGCTTTTACATCGCTAAGTTTAACTTCTCCATCATCTGGAGTTCCGCTAACAACTTTTAATGCTCCAACAGTTGCAGAAGTTGCTTCATCGTAACCATTTAAGATTGGCATATCGTCATCTACGATAACTAATTTACCATTCCAAGTTCCTAATGATAAATCTCTTTGAATACCATTAGCATCGTTATATTTTAAGAAAGTAATTTGATTTAATCCTTCTAGGTTAGTAGCAGTTGCACTATGTAAGAAAGCAATATCAAATGCACCTTTCTTGTCTCCTAATGCTTTTTGTAATGCTCTATTTGCTCCATCAGCAGTTAAGTGAGCATCTGTATTGTCAGCACTAGCAACAATTTCATAAGTGTGTTTGTCAACGAATTGTCCGTTTACTCCACCACTCATTCCAAAGATACCTTTAAGGATATTTAATACAACACCTTGTCTGTATTCATCCCAGTAATCTTTAACTTCTTGTGCTTCAGCCATAAAGTTAGCCCCAGTTATATCTGAACTAAAATCATATTCTCCCCACGCTTTTGCTCTTCCAAAACAAATTTTTCTTTGGAAGAAAGTAGGTCTTTCAGAACCAGCAGCAATGTCAGTATTTCCATCATAGTTAGTTGGGTCTCCTCCAATTCTACCTTTGATTGGTTCTACTACTGCATATCCTCCTGTTTGTTCTGACATTTTTGGTTTGTAACCACTTACCTCTGAGAAAAGTCCATTCTTAATTAAAGAATTTTCTTTTGTACTAGGTAATGTTTCTAAATATTTTTCAAAGACTTCTTCATTAAATATTTTATCTCTGAATTTTTCCATTCTTTCCACTCTCCTTTAATATTATTTTAAATTTTGAAATTCTTGTGGATGTTCATTAATAAACTTTTCTTGTTCAATTGCACTCATTTGAGCGAATTTATCAAAAGTCATTGTCGCATCCTGATTTGGGTTGTTAGAGGCGTTTGGTCTAACATCAATGGAAGCAATACTATCTTGCACCTTTTTAGTAGTATCAGCGATAATAGTATCTAATCTAGTTTTAAATAAATTAGCACCATTTATTGAAGTGTTTTCATCTTCTGTTACAAAACTGTTAATTATGTCATCTTCAATATCATAACCTGCTAAAATTTCTTTAACTTTTGCTTTGTTATAAATCTTGCGAGATTCCTTTAAATTCTTTTCAGTTTCTTGTTTTGCCAATTCCAACTTTTCTTGTTCAGTTAGTTTTGCTTTATTAATATCATCCAATTGTTTTTGCAAATCAGCATTTTGTTTCTCAAGTTCTGTTTTACTTTCTAGTTTCTTATTCAAATTACTTATTTCAGTATTTTGAGTATGATACATATTAAGTAAATCTGTTACTTGTTCTTCAGTATAGCCTTTCGCTAATAATTCGTCTCTTTTCATTTCTTTCCACTCTCCTTTATACAGTAGTTATACGAACTCTACCAAAACACTAAAAAGAGTTGATTGATACTACAATAAGTATCATAGAATAGAGAAATTAATGATAACAAGGTATTTCTCTACTCTATGAGGCTTACTCTAGCCTCATCGATTATTTGCCTTGCAAGTCACTTTGTGTGGCTCTTGTAAGGTCGTTATCCTGTTTATCTATTTTATTCTCAGTCGAAACTTGTTTTTCAGTTGACTGTGAATTGCCTTTGTTTTGTTGGCTTTGTTGTTTACCAAACAATTTTTCTTGTTCCAAAGTAACTTGGTTAGGGTCACTAAATAAATTTACGATACTATTAGCAACACTTCTTGGAATATCACAAGAATATAAATTCATAAGTCCTTGTGTCTTAACAAGTAAGTTCTCACTCATTTCTCTTTGGAACTTGCTATCTATATCAGAAATGTTTAAATTTTTAATTTTACTTTTTGCTACTTCTTTGCATATTTTAAGTATTACTTCAAGAGATTTAGAATCACATACACCAAACATAGTTGTATCTCCTTCAGAACGAATACCTGCATCAGTATAACCTTGCCCTGTCAATTTTGCTTGACCTGTATCTCCATAACTTGTCTTTCCATATTCACTAAACATTGGAACTCCAAGTATTTGATGTAAAGAGGTTAACAATCTATTGTAATATGTTTGAGTATCTGTTGCATTTAATCTTCCTTGTAATAAATCAACACTCGCTTTCTTTTGCTCTGTTGAATTAATACATACAGCACCTAGTGATTTTATATCATCTAAATCTTCTTCTGTTACAGTTGCGTTAGTGAATACCAAAATGGCATTTACAAATTGCTCCATATCATCTTTATCAAGAGATTCAAGATAGTTTATATCATCGAATAGGTCTTTTCCTATTTCTATCATTGATATTCTCTTTTTGTTTAAGTAATATTCATTAATTATATGTTCGTTATATAGTAATGGTTTTGGTTCCCCAACTCTTATTAAAGTACCTGTTTTATCACTATAAGTTAAAACTAAATTTCTTAAATATACTTGTACTTCTATATAATCCTTTGGTTCAACATCTTTTCCTGTATCATCGGTTGCTGGTTTACCATAATCAACCATATTTGTAACTATATATGCAAATAATTGCTCGTTACCTAATTTGCTAGAATATACAACTTCTGTATCTTCTGGATTGCAATTTATTATTTCAAATGGGGCTTTACCATCTTCAAAATTTCTGTTTTTGTTTACATATCTAAATCCTCTTCCACATACCAAAGCATCACCATAAATATCCATATCTAATGCTTTCTTGTGAGCATATCTAACATATTGGTTTAAAAGAGAAATTTCGTCGCTTTGGACATCTGCTATTTGAACATATTGTATTGGTTTACCAAGTAAATAAGCCTTTTTAAAATCCGTAAAAGCCCATACCCAGTTTTCTGTTGTTTTATTATTAATTTCTTCACGGGTATATTTTTCTTTATTCTTAATGTCTTGGTCTCCATACAAATAACCCTTTAAATAAAGAGTTTCTGTTCTGTTTTGGTCGTGAATAGGTAAACTTTCGTTTAAAATGTTAGTTATAATGGTGTCAAGGTCTTTTAAATCCTTTTTTTTAGTTAATTCTAATAACTCCTTTTCTTCATAAGGAGCCAATATCGTAGTTCTTCCAAAAGTCTTCATAACATCACCTAACCTAGTTTTATAATACATTTGTTTTAATTTTTTGTCAAATTTCTATTAAAAAAGACCTAAAAAGGTCTCTTTAATACACTTATTCTTTGAGGTTTACTACCTTCTTCAATTATTTCGCTACTAAACATTGCTTCTGAATCGGGAGCATCATCATTTATGTTTCTACCACTAGCATTATATAGAGTTAAATTATCCATAAAAAGTCCTAAATCGCTTTTAGAAGGTATTAAAGACCTCTCTGGAAAGATTATTTTTCTTCTAATTACACTTTTTTCCATATCAATTCTTGTCTCTTTTGGTAAAGTGTTATATTTTTCTCTAATTTCGCAAAAATAAATACCATAATCTCCCAAAATTCTTTCTATATTTTGTTTCATTTCGCTTGTAACATTACTTTCTATTATAAGCAACACAATGTGGTTTTCTATTATTTTATTTACAACATCAATGTATAAATCTTTTGTTGCTTTTTTAGTAAAAATACAATCTACCAATGGATAATCATATCCATCTTCTACTTGTTCTTTTAAATGTATTGGCATTGCGAAGAAGTCTTTACCACTTTTTCTAGTAGCATCTATTACAGCATAACAGTTTTTACCCTCTTTTTTAGGGAATTGATTGTATGTTCTTAATCTTTTATAACTAAATTCAAGACTTTCTGGGTCAATTGGTCTTTGTTGAAAGTTGGTTTCAAATAAATATTCGTCCATATTTTCTTTTTCTTTTAATATTTCTTGTGTTGTTCTTAATTCAGGACAAGTAGATAATCCTGTTGCATAATCCAAAGCAGGTACTTGCACAATTACAACAGAGCCATCTTCACTAATTCTTGTGTATTTATATATAGAGTCAGGAGTAAAACTATGGTCTCTTTCTTCTAAGGCTATAACTTGTGCTATAAAGTCTCCACTAGCCCACAAAGTACCAGTTATAACTATTCTAGGCTCTTTATTTTGAATAAAACGCTTTCTCCATACAGTTAAAAACTTATTAAAGTAATATTCGTTTGTATTTTGATTCATTGCCTCTTTATAATCGGCATACAAGTCGTCTATATGTATTCTTTGACTTGCTCTTTCACCTACAACATTGGAATTTACTGTATCAGCATAATAACTTGATACAAGTTTACAATCTCTTAATTTCCAATTGCCTTCTGTTTCTTTTAAAAAATACTTTCTATCGTCTTCACTCCACTTCATTTTAGCAAAGACTTCTCCAAACCACGGGCTTTTAAGTTCATCTATTACGGTTCTACTACCACCTTTTACAACATCGTCGTTTGAACACAACGATAATACAGTTCCAGTAGGGTCTCTTCCAAAAGCCCAAGCCTCACTTATCTTTTCTGGATAAGTTTTACCATAACCAGAGGGCATATTACATACAATTAATCTAATCTTACTTTCGGAATTTACAATTTCTTGAAGATAATGTATATATCCTTGCATAATTCCAATTCTAGGTAAATAAAACTTGTCAGATTCATCCCATTCTCTATAAATCATATAATGCTCTAAAGATGTATATGCAGCCATCCTATAAGCGTTCTTCATATATTTTTGATAATTTGCTTTATAAGTAGGAGTTCTATCTATTTCAAACATTTTCTTAATAATGCCAAGATAATTAACTCTTGCTAATCTGCTACATTTTTCTGGGTCTTCTTTATAATATTCCGTCATCATACCATCTAAATCTTCCAACATTTCTTGCAATTCTACAAATTTTATTGGTTTTTTAGGAAGTTTAAAGTTTAAAGTAATAACATTTAAGTATTGAGTAATGTAAAATAGCAAACTTTTCTCTTGTTTAGCCATTATCTATCACCTTTTAACAATAAATGATTATATTTTTCTAAAGTTTTATCATATTTTGCTTGATTCATTACTCCCTTTAACGAAATATTTACATTTGGTTGCTTCTTTTCAGTCAATTCATTTTGGCTTTTTAATTTAAATATTGTGCTTTTTTCATTTGCTTGTCCTAATTGAGATAAAAATAGGTTATCATCGTTTATTTCATCGTATATTGTATCTATTATTTTTTTCATTTCAATGTCAGCAGTTTCTCTATATTGCTTTAAAACATCAATAGTAACTCCTATTAACTTGCAAAAAGTAGTTAAGGAAGTGGGAAATACTCCTGCATACTCATTTACTGCCAACACAAGTTCTCTATATAATTCATAATACTCTTCTAATTGTTCCTTTGTATATAAAAGCACCCCTTTTGTGTCTTTATCAACTTTCCCAAAGGCTTTTTCAGATATTACAATAGGGTTTGTGTCATAATAATCAGTACCATTCCCATATTTATCATATTTTGTCTTTAAACACTTATCTCCGTATTCTTTAATCCATTTTATTCGTTCTTTTTTAACTTTTTCTAATTCTTTTCTCATATATTCCCTCTTTTCTCACTTATATTGTATCTTTTAAAGCCTTTTTAGTCAATTTTTGCACTTTTCTTTTAACTAAGATATAATAGACTTGAAAGGAGAAAAGAATAAATGGCGAGGTCTTATGAATACTTTAAGCAAGATATAAAAGACTACTTAAAAAATAATTTTAATAAAAATCATCGAGTATTAGATATGGGAGCAGGATGTGGAATATACTATGATTTATTAAGCGATTACTTTAATATAATTGATGCAGTAGAAATATATAAACCTAATATTGTTAACTATAACTTAGAAAGCAAATATAGAAAGGTTTACAATATGGATATATGCGATTTTAAACTAGAATATTGCGATATTGTTATATTTGGAGATGTAATAGAGCATTTAAGCGTTGAAGATGCTCAAAAAGTGCTAAAAAACACTTATTCTAAATGTAAGGAAATGATTGTTGCTGTTCCTTACCTGTACAAACAAGGGGAAATAAATGGAAATATCTATGAAATACACAAACAAGATGATTTAACCCCTGAAATTATGAAACAAAGATACCCATATTTGAAACTCTTATATGGAAATGATGAATATGGCTACTACATAAAAGGAGAAATGAAATAAATGAAATTTACTATATATGGAAATCCTGTGACAAAGAAAAATCACGGGAGAATCGTTCAAAAGAAAACTATTAATGGGAAAACTATTCCTATTATGTTACCAAGTGAGGCGTATGTTAAATATGAAAAAGAGGCTAAACAGTATCTACCTAAAATTAACACAATTGATTATCCTATTATTCTTAAATGTAATTACTTTATGGAAACTAAAAGAATGTGTGATTTGGTAAACCTTATTCAAGCAACTTGCGATATATTAGTTAAATATAAAATCGTAGAAGATGACAACTATTCAATAATTTCTTCATTCGATGGTTCTTCTGTATCTTATGATAAAGAAAATCCAAGAGCAGAAATTGAAATAATCAAAAAAGAGACAATTTAATGTCTCTTTTCTTTTGCTATTCGTCACATAGCGTTATTGTTGAGTATTTTAGTGCTTTATAGGCACTGTTGAATAGAAAAAACTCACATAGTGTTGCACATTATAGTTTCCAAAGTTGTTTCTATAATGCTGTCGACTTGCTAACTTCTGTCTGTTGTCTTATCTACTCAACACAACCTATAACAGTTGTGTATCGACAATAGTCGAATACGGGTTCCCTCAATTATACGTTAGAGGGACTCAGGCATAATCATACTCTTGGTATGTTATGAACTAGCATATTGTACTTGCAAGATAGATTTATTTTGGTGTCTTACCACCTCTAACTTAATATGCTATGCACCAGTATTGTTTAAGTCGCTACTGCCACCTGACTAATGCTTTTATAAGCACCTTTGAATAGATAACAGCGATGAACTAGCCTCCCATTTTTTATATCTGCTTTTTGATTGTATCAGGGGATTAGTTAAAACATACCTCAGTAGTTATCCTAAAAACGGCTAATGGCTTTATACAATCTGCTAGTTAATTCAATATTGACTACATTATCTACTCAAAGCAACTTACAAAAGTTGCTTCTTCCCCACTTTGAAAGGATGTCCACGAGTTTGGTACTCTTGTAAGTACCATTGAATAGATATGCAAACTCTACCAGCCCACGGCATACATAATTAAATATTCGCATTTTTTTCAATTATCTTCTTTTGCTGTTAACTTCATCCTTATACTGATAGGTTATCTACTCAATGCTACCTATAAGGTAGCGGAAAATGATTTTCGGAGGTGATTATCTCCTTACTTGTGCTATCTATCACAAGCACCTTTAGTATATCACACCTCTTTTTATTTTTCAATACCTTTAAAATAGTCTTCTACTATCTTATGTATTATATCGTGACTATTTGCTACTAAATTGCATAAAGTTTCTTCATCTATATTGTCTAATTCCAAAGAAACATATTCCGCTTTATAACTGTGCATCAACTCGTGCATTATCGTTTTTCTTTTCATTTCTTCACATAAATCATTATTTATATATATTGTTTGTGTATCAAATTTTGTTAAACCATAAACATATATTGTATCTTCTCCTGTTTCTTGCTCATATAATTGTTTTATGTTTTCTTTTGGTATTTCTACTATTTTCCAATTGCTATTATTCATTTTAAATTTCATTTAAACATCTCCTCTATTTCTTTTTTATATGTTTTATATAACCATTCGTCAAAGTTCTCATATTTTTTGCTTCTTTCAAAATTATCTTGCAAAATGCCTTCTTCTTCACACATATACCACAATTTACTTGGGTCATCATCGTTTAATATCTCATCTATACATCTCTCTACTTCTTCTATATTGTTGCAATTAATGATTCCGTCTTGATTAAAGTAATAGTTTATTTTTCTTGCACCATAATAAATAGGTATTGTCTTTGTAGCAAAACAATTTAATAGTTTCTCACTAAACCATATATCATCTATATAATTCTCTATTATAACGCTATATCTATAGTCTTTTAATGTATCTATAGCATCTACATACTCCCCACCATCAATCGTGCCATATATGTCTATTTTGCCCCTATAACGCCTTGCTAGTTCTTTTCTTTGCTTATGAAGTTCACACATTTCCTTGTTAGAGCAAACCATTGATATTAGTTTGGTTTTAATTGGATATTTATCTCGTACCCATACCCCACCCCACAAAATAGGTTTTGCGTTAGGTAATGTCTTTAATAAAATGCTATCGTGTGTAAAAACATACTCATATTCTTCATATTTAGTCATCATTGCCTCATACACTTCTGGTTGTATGCTTCTCGGCTCTATTAATAGTGCAACCTGTTCCCCTTCTCTAGTATTGCTAAAAATATTCCAATCACATACACATTTTATAGGGCTATTGTCATCCCACATATTGATATTGCCATAATCTTTGTATTGTGAAACTAACTTCATTTTATTCATTATTCTTTACCTCCTCTTCTTTAACGCTTTACCAAAACTCTCCAATTCTTGATTAATCTTTACTGGATTTCCTTTATCATCCATATTTACTTCCACCCACCAACAACTTTTATCATTACTTAATCCTAAACTCCTCTCATAAGGCGTTAAATCCTGTAAACAAGAAGTCTGAAAACAATGCGTCTTGTCTTCTTTCATATAAAACGCTTGGTGTGTATGCCCTGTCTGCAATATATGTGGTCTTTCTTCTAACGGAATACTATCTAAATACTTCTGTAATTTATAACTCTTTGCATAACTTTGCCCTTTGGCACCGTGATATAGCCTTATCCTTAACTTCCCTATCTTTAAATCTTCACAATCACTCCCTAAATACCTCAAATCTCTTCTTTCTTTACATACATCCTTACAAATGTCTGCTCCACATTCCTTTATCCACCACATATCGTGATTACCCGCTATTAACATCGTTGGTATCTCACTTTTGGGATATTTTTCTACTATGTAATCCCTCTGCCCTGTATAACTCGCCTCTCTTAATTCATACAATTGCTGTGGTCTTCCACTTACTCCTTCACTTAAATCACCACTATGTAACACATAATTAACCCCTCTATCCTCTGCTTCTTGATATAAGTACCTCAATATATCTACCCTATCATATTTACTACACAAATGTGTATCACTTATCAATAATAACTTCAACCTCTCTAATTTATTCGGTATCTCATATACCCCAGCCTCTTTCTCTGGTCTTATCTTCTCTATCTTCCCCTTTACTATGTCTATTAAATACCCCTCTCTCTTTAATACCTCTACTAATCCATATATTTGATATTCCTCTACTCCTAATTCCTTCGCTATCTCCTTTACATAAGGTCTCCTCTTACTTAAATATACCTTTAGTTTCTCTTCTAATTCGCTCATTTGCCCCTCCTATCTTCATTATACCATCTATATCTATTATCTCAAAATGTTCACCAAGTTTTTTTTCGTTGGAATTTTGGGAGGGAGTAACCTAGTCAAAAGGTGATTATTTTATAGTGGGTGGGGTAGTGTTTAGGGCTTTTGAACAAATGTTCGATAATTGTTTTTAGGTGTTCGATTGTCTGATTTTTATATATAGTTTGAACAAATGTTCGATAATTTTAACTTGCGTTATTTTATCAATAACAAAAGTTGAAATTGAAAATCGTTTTCAAATTCAGAAAAAGAGTAATTTTTCTCAATATTCTTTTATACTTAATATAATAATATAATATAATAATTATAATAATAGTATAATACTATAATATTATACTATAATAGTAAAAGATAGTATATAGAAGAAAAGAAGAGTAAAAGAGAATGAAAAAAGAACATTTTTTCTTATTTTTCTAATTATAAATATATATATATTATAATAATATAATTATTATATAAAAAAAGGGTGTAAAATGTAAAAAAATAAAAATATTTTTAAAATGTGTATTGACATATTACAATTATTATG